CTCTATTTCGGTGTCACATGACGCCCGCCAGACCGACGACCCCCGCGCACCGCGCGCAGAATCCTTGCCTGTGTGGTGAATTAACATCACATGCGCCCCGGTCAGCGCCCGCAGCTTGTCCGCTGACGCCACCACAATCGACGCATCTTTGGCGCTATTTTCATCCGCACCAGCCGCAACACGCGACAAGGTATCCAGCACAATCAACCGCAAGCCGCCCATGTCGCGCGCCAGCACCCGCACAGTATTGATCAGGCGGTCTAAATCCTCATCTGAATCAAACATATTGACCGCCTGCGGCAGCACCGCAAACGGCACATCGCCGGAAACGTCATAATGCTGGCGGAACGCCACCAACCTATTCTTGATCCCCCACGCACCCTCGGCGGCAATATAAAGGCACCCGCCTTGGCTCACATCGCGGTCGCGCCAGGTGCGCCCCAGGGCAACATGCGCTGCCAGATCGGTGGCGAAAAACGTCTTGCCCGAGTTCGACGGCCCGTAAACCACCGACATCTGGCCGGCGATCAGCAAGTCCTCGACGAAATCATCCGACGCGAACGACGCCTGAATGTCAGAGAACCCAAAGGTGTCAAAGACGTTGGCTTCATCCAAAACGACAGGCGCATCCGCAACCGCAAACTCACCAAGAGCAGCCATGACGCCGGCGCCGCCAAGCTCGGTCGCCTCAAGCCAATCTGAAACGTCAGCCCGCCTACCAAGATCAGCGCAGACCTCGCAGAACCGAACCGACGCCGCGACGCCATACAAAGCCGCGACAGCAGCCTCGCCCTTATCACGCCCAGCCGCATCGTTGTCGGGGACGACAAAAACATGCTTGCCCGCAAAAAACTGCTCAAAGCCGTCCGGCCATTTGCCCGCATATCCCGGTCGCGTCGTGGCGCACACGCCGAGCGCAGCCAGCGCATTAACATCCTTTTCGCCCTCACAAAGCACCACCGAGTCAGACGCCATCAACTCCGGCAGTCGATACGGCACCACCCGCGCACCTTTGGCACCCATGCGGAACCCGCCGTCTGGCAACGGAACACGCGGGCGAAAGTCCTTGGGGATATAGCGGCACACTTGCGCAACTAGATCGCCGCCCTCATCCCGATAGTCATATGTATGTGTAATCAACGAATAGCCCTCGACCCGCAGCGGGCGGACTTCGCGGGCAGCCTCGCCCCATAGACCTCGATCCCGCAGCGCCGACACAACGTCGCGTTGGTCGCAACCCGCAAAGCATTTGAGCAACAGCTTGCCGTCCTTCTCATCTACCGACAGAGATGGATTGCGATCATCATGCGCAGGGCATTGCACCATGTAGCCGCTGCCTTTTTTGGTGCCGCCAAGCGCGCGAAATATGTCTGCTGCGCTGGTCATATTTGCTTGCAATTCACTCAGCCGACAAATTCGTGGCTGTAAGCCACCCTGTAAATGTGCGCATCTTTATAAGCACGCTCCTTTGTGTTGCGGTCCGGTATGTAATCAAGTCGCGCTTTTTTGTTTTTCGACGTTGCCTTCCATAATTCTGATCGTTCTCGGTATTCGCCCATGCGCGGGTGTGCGGTTTTGCTAAAATAACGGTGTCCTTGTTTGCAAAAATGCTGCGCGATTGCGTCAGAAAACCTAACGCCAATCCCCAGACCTTGATAGTCTGGCAAAACTACGGTTCGGTGTTCGCGCCACGCGCTTTCGAAGTGCTGGTTGGGGAATGCAATAGCTGAACCAAAAGCGACCGGGTTGCCATCTAAATAACCTAAAAAACACCGCGCCGATTTGTTCAGCGCGTCGTTCAAATAATGATGCTGCCTAAATAATCCCCACCAGTTGTTCGTTGTTTTGTGAATTTCAAGGTTAATTGATGGTCGTCGAAGGCACCCCCTTGACGCATCAAGCTGCGCCTTTGCCGTGTCAAAAACCCAATCGGGTTGCAGCCATTCAACAACGTCGTAGTGACAAGTAGAAAAAACAACGCCGGTCATCTCTTGCGACCGAATGTACCGTTGCACTGCGTGAGCAGAAGATTTTGCAACGGTACGGTCAATCACGCTCGTGAACTCATCGACACCGACATTTGTTTTAATCATTGCAGCCAAATCCGCACGCCACGCCTCGCCGTTGCTCAAAACATGATAAGGGCGGCACCATGTCGGGACAGAATTTAAGCCAACCGCGCTAAGTTTTGCGCTGTCTACTTGCGAGGCAATAGCTTTGTTGGGATTCCATTTTTTTCGTTTCGCGACACCGTAATCCCTCTTCAAGATTTGCGTTTTGCCACTGCCCGACGGCCCGACAATCAAACCAATTTGCCAACTTTTATCGCGGGGCGGTGCCTTGAACGCTGGCAAAACAAAGCGGCTTGTCCCATCAAATTGATAATCGAACGGGCGGATCGCATCTGCGAGTAAGTCGTCATAGTCAACTTTGATTTCTATTTGATCCATTTTGCGTAACCCAAAATCAGTGTGAGCTTGATGATGTGAACTATACATCAGAACGGCAGCGCCAAATCATCGGGATCGCTGTCCATCTCAGCTTCCCATTTCTTGTGCCAGTCAGGCCGCACCTCTGCCAACCGCCCAACTAAACAACGCAGGAACATCGTCCACTGCACCTTATTCAACCGCCCCAAATCTGTGACGCCAATGCTGTCGAGATATTCGCCGCCCGCCTGACCAGCTTGCAGCAGCATCTCGTCTTCCTCTTTCGTCCAATCGACCATCAGAAACTCCTTCACGAACCGAACTTGATGCTCCCGTGAGCAAAACCAGACGCCACGCCGCAAACCCTTGCGATAACCAAAACCGCGCTCGTATTTCCAGCACGCCACGCAAAGACCGCGCGGCGTCACCGCACCAACCGATTGAAAACACGCCGCAGCACATACGAGCGCGCAAGCGACAGAATGAAATAGCTAGCCGTGATGCCGGTGGCGTCGAGCGGCGACGGCTCCAGCCCAAACCACGGCAGACAAAAGTAAGTAAACAGCCAAGACACCAGCAGGCCGACAACCGCGTTAGACTTCGCCTCTACTAACGACATGAGGCGCGATTGCCGCGCACGAATGGAAGGCAGCCCGCTCATAACAGCGGCTCCTGCACCGCGAACGTGGGCTGCGGCACAAACATATCGGGCTGCGCGTACGCGTCCTCAATACGCTTGCAGGCGATGTCAAAATACTTTGGCTCCAACTCGATTCCGATGAACTTTCGGCCCATCTTGGCGCAGGCTACGCCGGTTGTGCCGCTGCCCATAAAGGGGTCGAGGATGGTTTGGGCATCGGCTGGCAGGTGTCCAATGCACCACTCTATAACGCCGACCGGCTTCTGCGTGGGGTGGTGGCGTTCCTCGTGGCCCTTGCGGATCATGCCGTTCCAGCGCCATTGAATTAGTCGGACGGCCTTGGGCAAGTTTGTCCACGCCATTTCGGCATCAGCAAAGTCACCGCTATTTTGCTTGTCCCAAATCAGCCAACACGAAGTCGGTGGCAGGTTGTAATAGTTGCCACCAAAAATTATCCCGTACTGTGATGTTTTTAGGGCTAATTCAACAGCCTCATCTGCCGTTGCGTTGTCCCAATGTTGTTTTTCATAATGGACAACCCGCGTCTTTGTCCCTAGGCGACTTTTTCCGGGCATCTGTCGCCCGTTGTTTCCCGTTTCACCAATCCCATAAGGCGGATCAGTCACGACCGCATCGACCTCACCAAGCGTCGGCAGTATTTCAAGGCAGTCGCCCTGATGCAGCGTGCAGTCGCCTATGATGACAGGCTCAACCATCGGCACCCTCGTCCGACCACAACTCGCCATTGGTCATGCGGTAGTCGATGCGGTCGTCATGCACCTCGACCACTTCGCCAGGCACAAGCACAGGGCGGAAACGCTGATCGCTACAGCCCTCGATTTGCTCACTAGCCGTCAGCGATTTGTCATGGCGATTGCAAAGCCAGCCGCCGTTCTCGACCGGCGCAGACCAAACGCATGTGCGGCAGTTGCGATTGGCGGCAGTCTCGCCGTAACAAATCTGCGAGAACTGACACCAGCGGCACTTATAAAAGTCAGGAGAGTCCGCAATGCGTGGCGGCAATGCGTCAGGCGTGAAAATGATGTCGGCGGCGCGGGCTGAATAAAACTCTGCCGCCTTGCGATCAAAGTCAGTGCGACACGAATCCCAATCGCGTCCGCCAGCCGTGGCGACAACCATCCACCCGCGCGTTCTGCCGCGATAGAGCATGTAGACTTGGTGCTGCGCGTAATACGTCTCATTCCATTCGCGCAGTGCAGCCTTCTCGCCGTGCTTTTCCTTGCACTTTTGAAAACGCGCAAACACCTTTTCTGAAGTGCATTTGACCTCGAAAACGTGCGGAGTTTTTGGCGCTTGCAGCAGCCCAAACGCCTCACCGTCGAGGTGCCCGAGAAAATGGCCCTCGTGGTCCGAGACTTCTAACTGCCTGCCCGTGTCAGGATCGCGGTCAATGATCGTCAGACCATCAACGGCCCGCAGTCGCACGATCACCAAGTCCTCAGTGCGATGTCCGTCTGCGAAGTTCTTCAGCGTCTTGGCGGCGAAAGGCTGCTGCCCCGCCGCATAGAATTGATAATAAGATTTGCGCGGGCAGTCGCCAATGCCGCTCATGCCGAGATAGCCGCGCTGCGGCTTGGACAACTCGGCGGCTTCGAGCGCAGCGTCAGCGGCAGCGAGCGTCGGATCAGTAAACGATAGGTTCATAAGAAAGCGCGGGGGCGGGTTGGAGGAACAACGCCCGCCCCCTCTCCTTGCTAGCTCCAGGGAGTCGAAGAAGCTGGCGAAGACACCGGCTGTGGGGCCGGTGGCGCGGATGCAGCGGCGGCGGGCTGCCCCTGGCTAGGCATTGATGCCGCTGCATATCCTTTGATTTCATTTGAAGCGTCGTAGCCGTTAGCTGGCGGCCTTACGCCAACATTGACCGACAACGGTTTGGCGATCAGGTCATCGGCTTGTGCAATGACTTGCAGCCCTAGCGCCGAACCGATGCTATCCAACCGCTGCTTTGCGATCTCAATCGCCGTCGCGCTTTTGGGGTTGCTGGCGTCGGCCGCCTGCATCACTAGGTAGTCCCAGAGGACGCGCCCGTTTTCCAACCGAACCTGTAACTTAAGGCACTGGTTGCCCGACTTTGAGGTGTGTTCTGCCCACTCCACAATCTGACCGGGATAGGTGCCAGCAGCCAACGGCTGAAAATCATTCTGCGGTGCGGGCGAACTGCCCACCTGATAGTTAAGCTGCATTTTTTTCTCCTTTTCCAACAATCGCGTCCACAAGCGCCGACCATTCCAGCGGCAACTCATGCGGTATGGGGTAGCGGGATTTGGCGATGAACGCGGGGCGTTCAGAGGTAAACAGCACGCGCTCGCCAGTGCCGACTGCGCGTGTGATCTTGCGACCAAAGCCGCCATCAATCTGCTTGGTCGCCGTGCGATAGTTGGCGAAGCCGATCAGGTCAGACGCCTCCATGCACAGGTCGCCCGCCTTGCGGTGCAGCTTGATCTCATAGCGGTCGTAGGGTTCGCCTGACGGGTCATCGAACTTGCGAATGTGCGAGTGCGCAATCATGACGACCGCCATACCGCGCTGCTTACGCAGTGCCGCGACGCCGTTTAAGAACCGCCGCCAGAAGTCGAGCGCGAACACATAGCCCTTGCCGTAGCCAGCGTCCTCAATGCTTTTGAGACCCTGAACTTCGCAGACCTTTGCCCAAACCAGGCTTTCCAACCAATCAAGGCTGTCGATCACCAGCGTCTTAAAGTCGTGATCCTCTTTGACCAGCGTGCCTAGCTGCTGCTCGACTGCATCGTAACTTTCGGCCAGCGGAAAGCGGTCAGCGCCAACAACGTTGGCACCATCCTCTGTCTGGATAAAAATCGGCGCGGGTGCATTGCCGGCAAAGGTTGTTTTGCCCACGCCAGGTGGGCCATAGAGCAAAACAACCGGCGGACTGAAACTCTGCCCGCTTATGATGTCCTTCAGACTACTCATCTGCTTCTCCTTTTCATTCTTTCCACGTCAACCAATCTTCATTCGGATGCGTCAGCAGCCGCCGATAGTCCTTCCCGCTGTGCGTGCGGCGCGCCGGAGCGATTGGCTGCTTGCGAGGCGGCAGTGCAAGGCGGTGCGCTTTGCCAAGCACGGCGTCGCGCGACCGGCGAGTGCCGGTGGTGTTTTTCATTTCGGCAGCGATCTGCGACGCGCTTTTGCCGTCCGCCCACAACTTCGTAAGCAGCAGCACCTCGGGCGCAGACCAAGGCTCGTCAAACCTCTGCATCAGCCACCTCGCCCCACCCGCCGCAGCGTTCGCACTCCGTCCAGCGGGTGCGGTAGCTCTGCCACGGGCCGTTATGGTCAACTCCACCGTGTGTGATTTCTTCCTCAACGCGGCCATGCCCCGCGCAATCCGGGCATTCAATAAATTTGCAATCCCTTTGCGGATGGCGCAGCAGACCGCAATCAGGGCACATCATTGCTTCGCCTCACGCATGAGAGTCAGCAACGTTTCTTCACGCAGCACATACAAACGCGGCGCACGATCCTGGCGGACAACAAGAAGGTCGGCGTCGTCCTGCGCCAGCGCATCCATCAGCAACTTGAAGCCGCTTTTGCGGCGCTTGGCCTCGACCGACATGCCTTCGAGGCGAAGGTCGCCAGCGTAGTCATCGCCAAGCTGGCCCTTGTAAGCGCCGGAGCCAAACACGCGGGCGCAGTCAAAGCCGTGGGACTGCCAGAAATCGACAGTCTCTTTTTCAAGCTCATAGCCGCGTTGCTTGTTGCGGGCGCTCAACGTGCGAAATCAGCGACCGTCACTGCTCCACCCGTGGCGCGTTCGATCTTAGCTAATGTGTCAATTCCCGGTCGCTTCACCCCTGCGCACATCATGCTGATGAACGCCGGAGTAACACCGACCATGGATGCGAATTCTGTCTGCGTGTAATTGTGGTCACGCAACCATTGGTTAAGTTTCATAATTTGCGATTACGCAATCAAAAAATGAATGGCAAGCATGTTGTTGACTGGCGGTTACGTCAGGTGGCAGTGTGTCACTACAGGTCGGGAATAGTTTTTTTAGCGGGGAACCACACATGACCATCGGCAATGCAATGCGGGCAGCGCGTAAGGCGTCCGACATGACGGCGGCCCAGGTAGCCGACAAAATTGGTCTGAAAGAGGCGACTTATCTGCGTTATGAGCGCGATGAGGTGTCGCCGCAAGCGCACGTTTGCGTCGCTTTAGCTGAAGCGTATGGCATCAGCCTCGACCAGCTTTTGCGCGGAATCGACACTGCCACAGACATGCCGCGACAGGTCATCAACTTTGATGTCACCGAAGGGCAGACTTTATCAGTTGAGATAAACGCTACCGTCAAGCACGGAAAAGCGTCTTAATCCACAGGTAACTTTTTTGCTTGCACACAACTGACAGTTAACTATTATGTGTCGCCCGAAGAAGGGAGACACAGATGGTAACTCATTCATCAATCGAAAATTTGCGCGTCGTCGAGCAATGGCTTGCCGACCGTATTACATTTTTGAAAACAGACAACACAATTACCGCCGACTGTATCGAGGTTGCGGCGCTTAACCACTCCCTCGCAACTGTGCGCGATGAGATCGAGGGGGTGCGCAATGATCAATAGCTGGATCACCGGACTGCTACTTGCTGCGTTTCTGCTGCTGTTGCTGCACGCCGCATGCTTTGTCGGCGGCTTTTGCGCTGGCGGTGCACTATGAGCGTATATGCCAATCTTACGGAAGCTGCACAATATCTGTTCGGCGAACCCACTGATGCCAACATGCGGACGATCAGAAAAATGATCCGCACTGGACATTTGCGTGCGCTTGATAATGGCGTACGCCGAACATGGGTGCGATGGGACGATCTTAGAAAGTTTGGTGACGATGATGACTGACCAAATGGAACGCGAGGAAGTTCTGGCAGAGGCCGCGCAGCTTATCAGCAAAGACCGGAACGAAAGCTATGGCGGCAAGGAAAACTTGCGACGCACTGCTGCCGGTTGGTCAACGATTGCGGGCGTAGACATTACGCCAGAGCAAGTCTGCCTGATGATGGCTTGGTTGAAGATCGCGCGCCTGTGCCACGCTTCACACAGGGACAGTTTTGTTGATGCGCTCGGATACCTGGCGCTCGGTTACGAGTGTTCCAGCGATGCTTCGTAGTTTTTGGAGCCGCTGGATTGCGGCAAAACCTCAAAAGCATCAGCCGATGCGCAACGCTCATTATCTGGGGCTGCACATCGCAGAGGCAACTCGCAAGGCGGGTTATGGCCGGTGGCGCTAACGCCAGCGCAGACCGCACTGTGCGAGACGGCGTGCAGATTGTATTACGCTGAACGGAAAAGCACCGCTGAAGTTGCGCGTTTGCTGCGCGAGCCAGAACATGTCGTTTGGAATTTGCTTGCGCATTGCTCCAAACGCCATCGCTCAATCAGTCAAAAAATTACTGCGCTGTTTCTGCGAAAGTCTGATCTCTAATTGTTCGCGCACCGTCTGAGCGGTACCCTGGAACGCAGTGTCCGAAAACATACTCTAACTCATCTGCCGCCACCAAAGCGCGGTCTCTATCCGGGCAGTTAAAAGCTAAAGTGCCGTCAATTACGGCGCTGTCGGTGGCGTGGAAGATCACGTCGCACGAACCGTCCTCTCGGTTTATTAGTCTGAATGCCATAACTGTGTCCTTGTTGTTGACCAGTAGCATGGCAAATCTAAAAAACAAAAAAAAGCCAAACGCATTTGGGGTGTGACCCAAACGCATTTGGCTGTTTTTGTAATTTTATTACAATCTAGTCGAGGCGCTCCGGTTTGCCTTCCGCTGTGTTCAAGATGTGAATCACGTCAGCCAGGTCGCGCAGTTCTTGCATGTCAAGAATTGCGTCGATTCGATCAAAGTAAAGCCCTAGGCTCTGCTCGGTCAGCAGCAAGTCCTCATCTAAGAAGTCACCCGCCAAACCAGTTTTGACCAGCTTTGCCACGAACGGTTGAGAAACGGCAAGATCGTCTTGTAGCTCACTTTTGGTAAGGCTTTCTTGAGCAAATGTCTTCCACGCTAGATGCAGAAAAACGGTAATCATCGTATCGTTTGCGTACCAAAACTGATGAGCAGCGCTTGGCGCTTGGCCGTCGCGCACCAAACGCTCGGCCTCGCGTCGATGCAGTTGCACATTGCTGATAAATTTCGCCCAACGCACTTGCGCTGTTCGACGCATCGTTTGTCGCGCTCTGCGGCGGTCTATCGCCAGTTCGTCAAGATCAACATTACCCAAACGCGTTTTCTTTTTCTTGCCAACGTGTTTTGCGCTCTGTGGATTAGTTTTTTTCTTTCTCGCCATTTTTTCGTCCTCCGTCATAACTGCAACCCACCCGATGCAATCTGCTGCATAACCGGCGGCTGTTGCAATTCGCCCGACGCCTGTAGTTCCTCATAGGTGCGCGCATATTGCTTTCTTGTGAAGTCCGTCGATTCGTGGCCCATTAAGTCTGCCAGCGTGTGCCACTCGTCGCCGAACTGTATAAGCAGCAGTGTTGCATAGTAGTGGCGAAAATCATCAAGGCAGATTGCATTGAATGTTCTGTTCGCAGGATCGACGCCTTCGTTGTATTCGGCGCGGAAATTTTCTTCAAAGTCCTTCCAATACTCACCGCGCACATGATCGGTGCCGTTTTGGGGTTCTCCGTCTTTCAACGGAAACACATAATCATCACCTTGTGAGTAGGGAGACGCTAGCTTCCACGACAACAACAGGTCATGTAACTCGGGAACAATCGGAATTTTGCGAACGCGCTTCGGCAACGTGCCATCAGACTTGACGTTTTTGACCTCTTGGGTGTCCCAATATATGTCGTCGTTGTCATCGAGGCATGGTCTGCGTGTGAAAATGATATGAACATATTTCTGGTCTAATTTGCAGTTACGCCACGACAGACCGAGTGCTTCTGCTGGCTGAACACCAGTATATGCATAGAACGCAATCAGGATGCCGTAACACCAATCAAATCTCTCGACTGCTGCATCCACAAGCGCACGGACATAGCTGCGGTCGTAGATGTATTTTTTTACCTCGGCCTCGACCTCTGCTTGAGTGCGTTTGTGCTTCCGCGCTTTGATCGTGATCGCCGCAGCGGGGTTTGCGACAAAGGCACCTTCGGCAACGGCCTTTCTGCAAATTCGGTTGAACGTGCCTTTTGCAGCGCGGCGCACGCTTATGCCGTACGCTCCCCATTTGCTGTCGAATCTTTCTGCGACAAGCGTTTGCGAACCTTCTGCAAAAAAATGCTCCGCCGTCCAATCGCCATAAATTTCGGTGAGCCAATCGCAAAAGCGCATTTCGCGCTTATAATAACGGGCGCTCACCGCACCACGTTTTAGGTCGCGTTTATAGTCTTTTCGATACGCTGGCACGAAGTCAGCGAAACTGGGCAACGTGGCGTGTCTGCCGCTACGGATCGTTGGCGCTGGTGTGGCGGAATTGTTGAGACGTTCAAGCTGCAACAGAGCTTCAGTCGGCGGGTGTTCGGTGTCCCCAGGCCAAGTCTTTAAAACTTTCTGTTTGCTGTTTTCGTGTTTCACCAGCGTCCATTTCTGCACGTTGCCGGTTCGATGCTGGCGATTCCATTTCGCTAGGCGATAAGTCATGATGTCTCCGTTGGTTAACTGCCAGACAACTTATAGTAAACCAACGGTTAAGGCTTTGCACAAAAAAAAGCGCCCGCGGCATAGGCGCGGCATATGCCGCGGCATGAAAACGACTATTTCTATGCCGCAAAAGCCTTACGAGGTATTTAGAACGCATAAAAAAAACGCCTTAACCGATTGGTAAGGCGTTAACATTTGAGTTGCAAGTTGGTTGCGGGGGCAGGATTTGAACCTGCGACCTCAAGGTTATGAGCCTGACGAGCTACCGGACTGCTCCACCCCGCGTCGATACCTACTGTCGCCTGTAGAACCTGTGGCGACCTCAAATGTTTGACTACCTTACAGTTGTCAATGACCTACAGGTACTGTGGCGACCTCGAGGTTGTCAAGCGACCTCTACTTCATGCCGCGCTTTATGCCGCGCTCGTAAGGCTCGGGTCCAAAACACACCGCGTTGACGCCTGCCACGACCTTGACTCAGCAGCAACCTTAAAAGCGTCGCGCGCTGCACGCCGCAAAGTTTTTTTGCCCGCGATCTGGTCTGCGGACATAAAAAAAGCGCGCCGGGCATCGAGCCCGACGCAAGCTAAAATTTCATATTCATCTGGATCAACGCCGCGCTTTGCATAGCCAGCGCCAAGTGACCATTGATACGACAGACTTCCTTTGTGCAGCCTTGCACCTTCCGTCGTTTTGACTTGAATCCGCAGCAGCCGATCCTGCCTTGTGGCTATCAAATCATAAGGCGCATTGGCGACAAACGTCGCGTGCCAGCCAAGTTCTGTAATTATGGCAGCAGCAAGGTATTCGCCAACACGCCCGATCTGCACCTGATTTCGTTTTAGTACGACCACACCCACGGGCGTGCGCCATTTGCTTCCCCCGGCTCAAGCTGGTCCAGATGGATAAAGCGGCTGCTGTGGCTTCCCTTCTGGCTGACACCAATTCCGGGAAACAGGTTTTTTGCCGCCAGCATCAACAGCCGGTGGGCGCTGTGGCCGCTGCACCTTATATCTGCCGCCTTGCCGGTTGTGTGTGGCCCTGTCGCACCAGTGCTGCTCACCTTGGCGTTGTGTTCAGCGCAGCGATACCCGCTGGCGATTATCATCGGGCCAAACTCATCGCGCACCATTTGCAGCTTGCGCATAAAGGTAGCGTCCATGTCAGCACGACCGCAGCCGCACTGGCAGGCAAACTCGTCAGGCGTGAAGTTTGGCGTGGCGCTCGGGTTCCACTCGCTCATTTGCCCACACCCTTCGCGCGCTCAAACGAGCGGTAGCCCGCAAGCCCCAATAATCCCATTAGGATTGGCATCATCTGCGACATATCGAGCGACGGCAGTTCGACCAAATTGCCAATTTGCGCCAGCGCAAACGACGCCATCGGCTGAAATAAGTAAACCCAACCAAATGAAAGCGCGGCAATCCAGCCCGTGCAGGGTCGCCAGCCCGCCTGAAACCAGTTGCCCTTTGCTTCTTCTCGATTGACCGCAATCTGCGCCAAATCAACGGCGGCAAGATGCTGCGCTAGTTGCGCCTCAATTTCCTGCTCTGCCGCGCGCCGCTCCTCCTCGTCTTCCGGCAGGAATCTGCCAGCCGCCTCAATGACGCTTGGCAGAACGGCAGTGAGCAGCCCAATCATAGCCAGCCCCTCGCTAGTGTGCCCAAAGCCGCCACGACAACGGTCGTGACAACTAGCCACGCCAAGCGCTCCCACCTGGCACTGTGGTTCCTCACGATCTCGCCGAGCAGCTTCATCTCCGCAGCCGCTTCTGCCCACCGCTCGCCGCACTCTTTTTCATGTCGAGCAATCTTGTCGAGCGCATCGAGCGCCATCTGCGTGCTTGATTTCTTCGCGGCTGCCATGCTGCCCTCCAAAAATTAAGCCCGCCGGGTGGCGGGCTTTTTGTATCCTGCTGCGCGGGCTGCTCTGCCCTGGCGCTCTGCTGCTGCGCGGGTCTTGTGAACCTTCCCGCGCTTGCCCCAGCGATAGCCGCCTTTGACCTTGTTAACGGGCATCAGTTTTTAATGCTGCCTGCATAATCATCTGACTCATGGCGGCAAGCCTGCCTTCATCTATTTCGCCTTTGCCGAGCCGCGCAAGCCGCTCCAAATTTCTGCGGCCAGTTGGTGTTAGCAAAACTTTCATCAATGCCTCGGGGCCGCGCGTGCCAGCGATACCGCCTATGACTGCTCCGGGTGTCCCCGCTATTGCTGCACCCACTGTAGCGCCACCAGCCGCGGCCGCGCCACGAACGACAAGTGACCCTGCACCGGCTGGATTGACTGACTCTTTTGTAATTTTTGATAATTTCGTCAAAGTTGATTGTATTTCCGGCAAAATATCCCCTGCGCCTTCGGTAAAAAGTTTATCGTATTTTTTATGCTTGGGATTTGTCATTTCAAAAAGCGCCTTCCGCAAACCATTCACATTCAATGTCAACGATTCTTCGCCTGGCACTTTCGACACAAAACCTTCAACTACCCGTTCTAGCTCTTCCCCAGCCCTTTCAATTTTGAAACGCTTGTTTGCAGCTAGTGCAACTTGCGCTGCACGCCTGCTAACTCCCGGCTGCTTTGCCAACGCGGCCAAATCATCTGATAGTGCAGCAAATGTTGTGCCAGCGGCTAAAACCTTTGCGCCACCTCCGGATTGGCTTCTTTCAAATTGGTGCAATAGCTTTCCCACTTCAGATCGTACTTTCAACACCTGTGACAATGGAATCGGCTGCATACTCGATTGCTGCTTAATGACGTTATCAACCAATTTTTTAGCAGCCTTTGGCGCTGCAAAATCTGTCAAAGCGTCAAGTTCGTCGCTTAAAGCGCGTAAATTTTTGAAGGTTCCCGTAAATTGATTAGGGGTAACTGTTACGCCAACATCGTCAATAATTTGATATAGCTTCGATGACGGATAACTGACTAGCCCCCTGTGTTGCAATTTCGATATTAGCGCCGCGTTAACATTTCCAAACTCGCGCACGGCACTTTCTTCAGTCATTACTCTTTCGGCAGATTTTACGACCGGGTTTGCACGCGCTAACGAGCTGGCCGTACGGCCAACCACTTTAGCCCCCTTTACAACACTCGGTCCAATCAGAGGCGCAGCAGCACTAAGGGTAATGTTTTGATTACTTCTGGGACTAAAACCAAGAAGCTGCGACAAATATTCTGTGGCCCCACCACCAATCATGCCGCCACCCAACATTCCTAGCGGACCTAACGGCGCCCCAGCGGCGGTCCCGATGGCCGTGCCGATGGTTGTGGGCCCTGTTTCAAGAATAAACCTGTCAGCAGGTGGTTGTGATGCAACATATTCGCGCAAATCTGTCCGAAGGGGAAAGAGCAAACGCCCCAAAGGCGTCTCTGTTGCAATATTGTCTGGCGGATACTCTGGACCATCAAGCATCCCTGCCGGGTCTGGCGGCGTTCCTGCCATCAAACCGGACTGCATTTTCTCCCGTTCGCGCGTTACACGCTCTTTGATTTGCGGGCTGTCGGGAGCAACATCGTCTGGAATACCCTCAATAACAAACGCATCAATGTCGCCTTTTGCCGAGACTGAAAGATTGTATGGCATCTATCAATCCTCCTCAAAGGTCACTGTTCTGACTGTAGGGTTGTCACCTTGTTCAGGCGTTTGTGTGCTTTGTCCAAGTGCCTTTTGCGCTATGTCTTGTGAATTGCGAAGCTCTAACAACGCTTCTTCCAATCTAGCTTTGACAGCAGCCGATGATCCAAAGCCCCGCAACTTCAAGTCCTCACGGGTGCGCTCAAATTCTGATTTCAAAGAACGAATGCCGCCCTCTCTTACGTTAATTCGATCAGCAGCGAGTTGGAAAGCAATGGCATGTATTGCGAGTGTTGACTTTGGTAATTTTGGGTCAAAAAATGGGTCAAATTCTTCACGCGCTTGCACATCGTCAGGATACAACTTTGCGATTTCCTTTTTTATAGAACCAGTGAAGTTTGTTGGGTCAAGGTCCTCTAATACGCCTCCAACATCCTGAACCACACCTTTGACAGCGCCAACAACACCGTAGTTGTCTGGATTTGCGCCTACGTCTGCAAGCAAATCTTCTAAGCGTTCTATGACTACTGTTCGTTGGCCTAGCCCCTTCCCTTCAGCAACTGCGCGTGATGCAGGGATTGCGGCTGCAACGCCTTGATTTCCTGTTTTCAATGAAACACTGCCGTCTTCGCCTATTTCCAAACTTAAAGTGTCTCCCGGCGGGTTAGCAGGCACCCAGCCCGCGTTTAGTAGCTCTTGCACTTGTTCCTGTGATTCTGGATTTGCTACAAATGCTTTTGTTTCCTCGCCATTTGTTAAAGTTATTATTTTCATATTGCGTGGTGCGGTATACGGCGCAACCTTGTCGCCCGCCGCCATAGCGTCCTGCTGCTCACCGGAAGTCATCCTCGTCGGCACGCCATTGAGCAGCACATTTTCGTACTTTGGCGGGCGGTTTTGCGCTTCAACGTTTTTTAGGTCCTTTGCGCTTCGTGCTGAAAACTGTGCTGCGCCAGCATCACGCGCTCCCGGCAATTCGCTTGCGAATAACGCAGCTTCGCCAGGCGTAAACCCCGCGCCACTCAACATGCTCGCAAGGCTTGCCGCGTCAGCCGCCTGCTCTTCCTTATACTTTTGCTGCCCACGGTTTTGTAGCAACGCGCCACCAAGCGCCTGCGCTATACGCGCAAGTCCCTGCGATGTCGCATAGACCGGCTGGCCTGCCTGATCGGCCGCCTGTTTCGACAGCGACTGCCCGAGCAGAAACTGCTGCGTTGCTGGTGAGCGAATGAGTCGAGGTGCGATTGCCATCTGTGTCTCCTAGCTCAATGCGAACGGCGCGGCGGCCGTGACGCCTGCCGCCGCCAAGTCAAACAGGCCAGCGCGTTGCGCTGCGGCCTGCTGGTTAGCCGCGTTGTACCCTGCAAGCGCGTTTTGCTGCGCGAGTTGCTGCGCGCCAAGGACGTTGACTGCACCCGGCATCTGAAACGCGCCGGTCTGATAGCCGGGGCCGCCGAGCAGGCTAGACAACTCTGCAAGCTGCTGCCCGCGAATGTTCTGTCGCTCAGTGAGCGCCGTCTGCCGCGCCCGGTTTGCCTGATCGGACGCGAGCAACTGATCGGCAATCGCCTGCTGTCGCGCTGCGTTTGCCAGCGCTGTTTGCTGCCCTTGCTGGGCAAAAGCCTGTTGTTGAGCGCCCAAGCCAAATGCACCGGCACCCGTTGCCTCGTTAAACGCTGCCTGGCGCTGCTGGTTTGCAAGCTGCGCACGCGAGAAGGCGTCTGCAAGCTGCTGCTGACCGATCTGGTTTGCAAGCCCTGCTTGCTGCGTCCGCTCGCCAAACTGCTGCCCGCGTGCGGTCGATTGCAGTCCAAACTGCCGCGATGCTTCCGTGCCAGCGCCAATCCGTGCGCCTTGCGCCAAGCGACCAAGCTGTTCGCCCTGAGAGCGTTCAAGTCGGTCCACAGCCTCATTGTAGGCTGCGCTGCCAATCGGCAGACCACGGTTTGCAAGGTTTTGTTCAAGCGTTTCGCGCTGGCGCTGAAACTCAGGATTCAACAACCCAAACTCGCGATTGTAGATGTCCTGCTCGATGCCGCTGCGGAACTGCGCAAAGTCTGTCGGCAGACTAGCAAGGCCAGCGGTGTCGATGCTGCTCTGATAATTTGGCGTAACATCAACGCCGGTGACGCGATCCGGCAAGCCGCTCAGTGCAAGCTGCTGCTGTGGTGCAGCCACGCCGCCAATGCTCGAAACCTGTTCCGGCACCGCCGTAAAATCGACGCCAAACTGGCTTGGCGGCAACGTCGCCGTGTCAAGCGTCGGCACTGTGCTGCCTGCGCCGTAGATGTTCCCGAATTGCGTTTGCGCCTGACCAATCAAATCGCGCGACAGTGCTTCTTCGCCAGCGCGACGCGAAGACTGGAACGGCGTTTCCTGAATGAAAAGCGCCTCTTCTGTCGGCCGCTGCACGAAGTCACCTTCATCGCTCACGCTGCCAAACAGCAGATTGCCGTATGGCGTGAATTGCGTGAACTGGTTGGCGGCTTGTTGCGCTTGCGTCAGTTCTGCAACGGATGGCACCGCAGGCAGTGTCGGCGTGTCAGGTTTCAGAAATCCCATGTCATTTGATCCATTTGCATTCGGAGACAAGCATCCCGAAAATCTCGGTGTTTTTGCCGTCCATGTATTCTCGAAGGGTGCCTTCGCGCCTAAATCCCAACCGTTCGTTCATGTCGATGGCGGTTGCGTTGTCAGCGGTGACAGTGGTCGTGATGCGCCGCACCTGAAGCGTCCCAAACGGGTAAGCAAAAAGGTCGCGGATATGCGCGCGCGTCGCCCACTTTGGCGACTGCGTGGCAATACTCATTTCTACATTTTCGTTGGCGAGGCGGTGATAAACGACGCCGCCGAGAAACTTTTTGTCGAGGGTAATTCCAACGGCACGCGCAGGGGCGAAACTGTCTGCGCCAAGCTGCTCGGCAACCCACTTTTCTACACTGCCGTCAGCATCAAAAAACAGCATCAGGCGTCGCTCGCTTCGTCGCGCGCCATGATGATGGTGAACGTCACGCGAGTTGCTTGCGGCAGCAGCCCCTGCCAAACCTCACTTTGCGCGCCATCTGCGTCTGTGTAAGCGTAGATTAGACTGACTAGCCGAAACGGCTGTGGAGATAACGCAAAGCACTGGTATCCGCGTAGCTGCGCTTGCATAAGGCCAACCATGTCCTCGATTGTGCGTCCTGGGCGCTCATCAAGTGCTGCTAACTCCATTATTGCAGGCTCTGTAATACACACATATGACGCCGCTGCCTGGTTGTCGTTTGCGTGCGCTGGGCTCACAAAAAAAGCCGCCAAAAAGGCGGCGGCTGCGGCAACGGTTCCGCGCATTAGCTTGGTTTCGGGTACGCGGCCTTGACGGCCGCGATGGCATCGGCCCAGGTCGTCGTGTCGTTCACGCCATCCCAGTAAATCATGTCAAGTTGATCGCCGATGGGCGGATAAGCTGCTGCGCGGTTGCGCGCATATGCCTGCGCCGCATAGTCGGCGTCGAGGCGCGCGATCTCTGCGTCAATCTCGGCGTCGCTCGGCTGCTCGATGTCGGGGCTGTCCCACCTGATCGTGTCGCCTGACAACACCCATTCAGCGTCGGGTACGAGGCTCGCGAGTGCTTCTGCTTTTGTTGCCATCAGCTGTAGTCCAGTTCGATAAGGGTGATGGTTGAGGTGGCGTTGCCACTGCTGTCATTCCGCTGGGCAGTCACCGTGCCCGATTGGTCGATCCTCTTGAACTCTGTGTGATAAGTCGTGCTTGACGTTGAACTCGGGCTGTCGAGGTGTTGTATGAAATGCTGACCCATTTGATTTTCAGCATTGGAAACCTGCGAGTATTCCTCGATCTCTGTCGAGCCGCGCAAAATTCTGAGCGCGCCGCCAGCGCGTCCGCCAACGCTGCTTATGCTTTGCGAAACCAGCACAAGAATCTTGTTGCTGCTGTTCGCTGGCGTGATGTCGGCAGTCAGGTTTGTGTCCGCGTAAGTCGTACTGGTAGATGTCGCCTCGGTGCTGGTCGCAGCCGTCACGACTTGCAACACCTTGCCGCCGCCCGCAGCAGCGGCCCACGAAATGTCGGTGCCATCGCTGGTCAGCACTTGGTTTGCAGACCCCGGACTCAGCAATGCGCTTGCGCCGCTGGCATTGCCGTAAATTATTTTTCCGCGTGCCACGGCGTCAAGCAAGTTGAGTTCACTGGTGCTGCTCGTAATGCCGTCAAGGACATTGAGTTCCGCCGCCGTTGTGGTCACGGCTGTACCGCCAATCATCAACTTGTCTTTGACGATATCGATTGAATCACCGCCAGCGGTGAGCAGCTTATCGGCTGACGCATCCCACAAAAGGTGTGCGCTTGCCGTGGCACCAAACAGCTTCACATCGTAGCCGGTATCGTCAACGCCAACAGTAAGCGTGCCGTCGAGTTGCACGTTGCCGTCGATGTCTACAGCATCGAGGTTCGTCGTGCCGTCGATGTCTGCGTCGCCAGACACGTCAAGCGAGCCTGCGTCGAGTTCTCCGGTCAGCGTGACATTGCGGAAGCTGGCGATGTCCTTGTTCGAGTCAACAACGACACCCTTGGATGCGGCGACCGTGCCAGCGGTCACGCCATCCAGCACGTTGAGTTCAGCAGCGGTTGTTGTGACCGCCGTGCCGCCGATCATCAGCTTGTCTTTTACGATGTCGATTAAAGCGCCACCGGCAGTCAGCAACTTGTCCGCAGACGCATCCCAAAGAAGATGCGCGGACGCCGTAGCGCCGAAGAATTTTACATCATATCCGGTATCATCAACGCCAACGGTCAACGTGCCGTCAAGTTGAACATTGCCATCAAAATCGACCGCGCCGCTTACCGCCAGCGCGTCGGTCGTCACCGTCCCATCAAAAAATGCGTTCTTAAATTCTGCGCTGCTCGTGCCAAGGTCGATGTCATTGTCGGTGGCCGGCTCAATGGTGCCGTCCGTAAACTTCACCTGGTCCGCACCATTGGCAGACACAATGATGATGTTGTTTGTGCCTGCCGTGATTGCTGACGAGTTTGCCGGGTCGAGTTGAATTGACTGCCCGCCCATCTTGATGCCTGCGGCAAACGGAATGCGAGCCGTTGCGGTCTGCGTGCCGTCCTTGAGCAGACAGGTCGAAAGACCTGTCGCCATGCCGTCCATTTCGCCATCCATGCGATCCGCACGGATTTTGATGCCGTTTGATTGGTCGGACGCCCATGAATACAGGCGTGAAAATGTGCCGCCAGAAAAAGCCATTAGATTGGGCCCCCGGGTTTGATGCCGTAACTGGCACTAAGCCAGGAAACGGTCTGTGTTGATGTAGAAACCTTGAGTCGCATACTTGCGGCATAGCCGAGCGCCGCTGTTGCCAGGCGCGGGCGTGTGCGTGACACGCTGCCAGCCCATTCTTCCTCGTTCCAAGCTGCGACGTTCCAAGTCGCGCCGCTGGAATCAAAGGTCGAGGTCGCAAAGGCGACGAAGTTGTTGTCGAAATCGGTCGAAAGCGCCGTTGAAATCGTCAGCGTGCCTTCGCTCTCCAGAAACGGCTGCACACTTGCAAACTGCTTTATGCGATTGCGGTCGCCAAAGTAATTGAACGCGGTGCGGCAATCGGCTTGGATAACGCTGCCCGCATCGCTCGCGCTGTCGGACGAGAACTTGTAGACGACGCCGCCAGCGCCGCCGAAATAAACATCGCCGTTGAACTTTCCCCAAGTGAATGAGTTGATGCCAGTAAACCGGCACCACGCACCAACCACGGGATTAAACACGAACTGTTCGTGCGGGTTTGCCGTGTTTCCAGTCGGGTAGTTGCAGAACATTTTGTCGCCATTGGGCGACAGGAAAAGTTCCCAACCGGCTGTCGTGCCGGTCGTCGCAACTTGATCTATGAAGCTGCCGCGTATTTTTTCAGATAGCGCCTGCGCCTTTTGCGCAACCGTGGCCGAGCGAAACACGCTCGACATGGCGATGATGCCTTCTTTTGTGACGACCGCCACGTCGCCGCCCAATTTGATTGCGGCGCGAACATGCGGCACCGGCTCTGCAATGCGGAATGTTCCGACAAGCGCGAAGCTGTCTGCGCTGCCCGGATTGTCGCCGCTATAAACAATGACCTCGCCGCTGGTCATCACGAAGGCAATCAGGTCATCAATGCCCTCGCCGCCGTCTTGCGTGAGCGTCGTCACCATTAGAAGGTCGCCGCCAAAGTTGCCGACGCGGTTCAGCGGGAACACGGTGAAGTTGCCTTCGAGCGTGTTGACCGTGGCGCTGTAATAAAACTTCTGATCCGTACCGCGCCAGTAATACACCCGGTTTTTAAACACATGCACGCCATCGAGCGTAGTCACACTGCTGCTGTCAGACAGCGTGATCGACAAGTTGCTGGCACTGCTGCCGTCAAACTTGAACGGCGTATCTGCGCCGGTCACAAAGATCGTGTTGCCGTCGAACTCTGCGGTTTGCGCGATGGCAGAACTTAAGCCCGTCTTCAGGCTGCTCGGGCTACTCCCCGCGCTTGTCGCATCGTAGAGCGTGCCGTTGCTGCCGATGGCGAGCAGCTTGCGCGTATCGCCTGCGTGATGCTCGACCAGCGTTTTAACATCGCCGGACCCGACGCCAGTTGCGTGGCTGGCATAGCCTTCGCGCAGCGTGATCTTGCCGGTCGTAGGAAACCAGTTGTCGAGCAAGATGGCGTCTTCAGGCGCCATCGCGTCGATGCTATCGCGCGTGTTCAGACCACCCACAGGCGGCGGCACGCTCACATTCGTCGTCTGCGGACGCTGTGATTGTGGTAGCGGCTGAAGCATTTAAGTGCCGTAGTTTGCTTCTGGCACGTTGTAGGAATACGGCCCAACGCCCGACTTGTATCGGTTGTCGAAAGCCAGCTTCGGCGCACCACCATCAGCGCCAAGCGCACGCGCGACGTTGATCTGGTAGTCGCGGAAGTCCTCTGCGTAGTCGAGGCCGTGCAACTGCTTGAAGCGCCAGGTCACGCCCATCTCCAGCAGCAGTTCGTCAAGAATGCCGGTGTCGGTGTCCGCAGCCCATGCGGTCTGCGCACTGCCGCCACTTGATTGGCACCACGCGTTGCTGACGTAATCATAAGCAATCGTCTCAGTGCTGGTTGGCGTTGGGTCGATAAAAAACTTTTTGGCGTTGCTGTCGGCCTTCACGCGCCAACGCTGCTGTGTGCCTGCGGTGACAATGCCGCTTTTGACAAACTGCCATTGCTGGGCGTTAAGCGGCCCACGCATGGCCTCTTGATCGGCGCGGTTATACTGCGTGTCATTGCGGAAGCGGTCGAAGTCAGACGGCAGCGCATAGCTGGCGGTCCCGCTGCCCGTGCTGAACGTGTGTTCTTTTTCGAGTATTGCCCACGGTCCGCGCTTCACCAGCGTCTTGCCTTCGCGCTGGGCGCAGACAAGAAGCTGGCGGGCAGTTGCATCGACGTTGCCGACCACGGAGGTCGGCCGCTCGAAGCCTACATAGTCAGCCGTGTTCTGGCAGATCGTCAGCAGAGTCATTGTCGATAACCTTTCGCGGTCGTCCGCGCTTCTTGGCCGGTTCGTCTGCAACAGGTGCATCGGATCGACCGTTGGCTTCTAAATAGAGAGTGGCGATTTTCTTAAACTCGCCAAAAATTGGGCCCATGTTTTGAGCCGCTAAATCGGAAATGTCCGCAAGCTCCTCGACCGTCTCAATGTTGGCGACGGTGAGTTCGCGGACGCGCGCTTCGTCAAGGCCAGGTAACTTTGCCAGCGGTGTGCCGGTCTTCGTCTCAGCTTTGCCTTCGCGGTAGGCTGCCCATGCAGTCGGGAACCGCTCAAGGTCAGACGCGCGAACCGGGCCAACAAAAGTGTCCCGGTTGCCTGTGACTGAGATGGAAACAAAGTCTTTTTCAACGCCGTTTAAGCTGGACCTGTAAAAGGTTGCCTTCACGTTTGCCTCTGGCATAACGCATTTCTCCTTTAGATATGTGGGATGAAAAAGGGGCCGCCGAAGCGACCCCTTTTTTTACTTACATCGGGAAGGTGCAGATGATTTCCTTATCTGAAATGTCCCCGGCGATTGCACAGACGTTATCTGTAGCAGCCGCTGACACGTCGAGCGTGCCATCGCCACTTCCGGTCGGCGTCAACGGATCGCCGTCCGCACCAGCCGTCAACGCAATCGAAAGCGTTGCCGGACCAGCAATCTGAATCCAACAATACTGACCATCGGTCGGTGCGCTGTTTAGAACGCCCGCGCCGATCTCAACGCTGTCGGACAGGTCGCTAGTGACCTGATTGTTTTTGTGGCCGTCGAGCGTGTAATAGTACGCCACCTGGCCAGACACGGCGGCAACAGAACCGCTGCCCGTGTCATATTGAACATACTTGTAAATCTTGGTCACGCCGCCGGAGTCGATGACCGACCCAAGCTGACCAACACCATATTCGGCGGTGCTGGAAACTGCGGCGGGATCAATACCGATTACAGGAATCGTAGACATATCAAGCCCCCCCTAAACGTGAATCACGCCCTGAAGGGCGCGGTTGGAACAAGTAAGATTGCCGGACCAAACCATCGGCACTACCATCGCATCCTGATTGACAGACATGCGCGTATCGAGCGGCACAAAGTTGCGGTCTGCTGCAACTTCAAGACGCAGATAACTGGTGTTGATGAAGTACATGTGGTTCGTCGGCACCTGGTCGTCATAATACACATCACTACCCAGGTAGCGCGTGGTTACGAAACCAGAGTTAGCTTCATTCGCATCAGCGACACGCTGAATTGCCTGAAGTGATCCGAGGAACGACTTATAGGCGTTCGCATCGGCGGTCACGATGTCGGGCTTATCAACGCCACGAACAAGAGACAGATAGATGTTATTCATATCGGTCTGCACGTTTGCGACACTAAAAGCCGACGAGGTGGCCGTGGTCTGTACGTTTTGCCAGAAAGAGAATGTCGAGGAATTGATCCCTCCGACAGTTCCCGTGCCAGCATCGGCAATGACCAACTGAAGACCGCCAACTTCCTTGCCGCTGGAACCCGTACCGTCGCTATACAGCGAAGTCGACAGGGAGTTTTCCAGTGATTTTTCAAGGACGCTAATGCGGGCCTCAAGCAGATTGATGATTGCTTCTGGACCTGAGTTTTTGATTTCCTCAAGACCGGAGATCGTCACCGTGCCTGCAAGCTGTTTCCAATCGAAAACCGCTGAACTCAATACATCGGCAGGCGAAGTGTCTAGCACTTCATAGCCGGAGTAAAAGTTCACGGTATCGTTGGCCTGATATTCGAGTTCACGAACAATGTCTCGACCACCAGAGAGTTCGACTACGTTTCCGCGTTCCCGCATTTTGCGAAGCAGAGCGTTGTGATTGGTCACATTGTCTGCAAGCTGGCGAGATCGGTTACGGAGCGTCGTCGTGACTATTTCCGAAAGATTCGGAGATGCCATTGTCTTCTCCTTTATTTGGTTTCTAGGATTGCAACTCCTTCATTGTGTGAAGCAGTGCGTCTCGCACGCTACTGCCGCTAGGCAATGCTTCCCTTGCCGGTGCACCGCTGCCTTTCACATTCGCCTGTTGTGCGCGTTTTGCTTTGCGCACATTTTCTGCCTGCTTTTGCTTGGCAGTCACTTTCTCCGCTTGCTGGTCGATCAGGCTTCCCCGCAACTCGGGGTTCGCGTAGACCGCCATCTCGTAAGCGGCGTCCATGTCTTGCGCGACGCCGGATTGGATGAGACCGCCCATAGTCGTGCGAACCGCATCAAAATGCGGGTGCGCGAGCGATCCATCTTCCACTGTCGCCTTGGCAAATGTGTCAATTTGCTGCTGGGTGTCGGCAACTGCGGCCTGCTGCTGCTGTTGCGCTTGTGTTTGCAAATAACCTTGCAACTGAGACACCTGGTCTCTGAGTTGCTTCACTTGCGGGTCGGCAAAATCGTCTTCAGCTTGCTCGCTTACGGCGAGTGCTTCGGTGTTAATGCCATAATTTTGCGCCAGCCATGCAATCGCTTGCTGAGGGCTTTCGCGCAAAAACTTGTGTGCGCCAAGTAGCTGGCGGACGGCTCCAATGTCGTCTAGGCCAGCACGGGCAAATTCATCTCGGAAGGGAACCATCACCTCATCAAGCGCAGAGGCGCGGCGGCGAATATCTGCCACTTCCTGTGTCTTGCGAGTGTAATCGCCTTCCATGTCTTTATAGCGTTGAAGGAACACTTCCTGCGCGTCCGGGGGAAGCGCGTTAAAGCTGTCCTTAAAATCAGCAGCCCAATGCGCTGGCGCTTCAATGCCGCGCGCTACTTCTTCCGGCTCGTCTGCTGCCTCGTCGGCAACCTCGCTTTCAAACTCCACATCTTCAGCGGGCGGCGCGTCATCCTCTGCCGCAAGCGGCTCCGGTTCGGGCGTAGGCTCTGGCTCACGCGGTTCTTCGCGTGTCGCCAAAGCGGCGGCGATACTCTCTCGAACTGTCTGCGGCGCTGGCTCCTGCGGCTCAGGAGTGCTTTCCATTTCTTCGCTCATTATTTTCTCCGGTTAGGTGCGAGGCAGCCCAAACTTCGCTTGCTGTTCGTTTCCTATTTCAACCAGGTTGTTGTCTCGAAGGTGCTGGCGATGCTGCTTCCGCGAGTTGATAATTTCGCCAGTCGCAATCGAGCGATACGGCTCGATGTCGCCAATGATCTGCGTGCGAGCAGCAGGCGCGGCCTGCGGCCCCTTCGGCACAATCTTGCCGTCCTGCCAGACGTAAACCTTACGCATGTTTGCGATCTCCAAACGGAGGCAACCAGCCGCGCGCGTTGCGCTTGCCGATGAAGCGGCAGACCGGAATGCCGACTTTCATCATCACCTTGCCAGCGAGCGATCCACGCCCGCGACCCGTCTCTCGACGGTACATCTCCCGCGCCCACGGCTTCGCAAACAGCGCGACAAACCATGAGAAGGCGCACGACTTTTTCATAAGGCTGACAACCTTCGTTGCCCATGCGAGGTAGCCATCCATCACATAGGGGTCAGTCTCGCGGATATGCTCGCCGAACTCCTGGTCGGCCAGATAGACTGGGCCGCTAATCCGTCCCTGGCGGTGCATCTCGCCGCAAATGACTTTTTCACCGTCGCCGCCACTATCTGATGCTGTGCTTTCGCCAAATTGGTCGCCGAAAGTTTCTGTGGGATCAGCGGCTTGCGTCTGGTCTGCGCTTAGGCCGAAATCTTCTGGCGAGAAAACATCAGGCGACGGCGCTGGCCCCATGCTTTGCCCGGTCGTCGGGTCAGTAAACTCGGCTGTCTCAGGATTAAAACTTGCGATGGATGCAAGATTGTCAGGCGAGCCAACGACATTGCCGAACATATCCATTGTTTCATTTCCAAAGCCAAACGCTTGCGTTTGTCCGAGCGAGTTTGTCTGCGGTGGTCCAATGACTTCATCGGCTATATTCGCCAGCGAATAGGCAAGACTTACCGGCGCGAGCGCGGGCACCGCCATACTGAGCGCAGACAAACCAAGACCTAGCGGCGTTGGGTTCAAAGGACCAAGGCCGAAATCAACAACCGGGGCGGTTAACTCCGACGGCAGACCTAAATCAAGACCCAGATTACCACTGCCCGATTGCTGCGCGTCTGCAACGCTTGTGTCTGATTCTGCGAATCCAGTGTCGTCAAACGGCTGAAAAACGTTCGGCTGAATCGGCATTGCGACTGGCACAGGAACCGGCGCTGGCGGCTGCATCAACTGCTGGCCTAGAAGTTGCACCACGGTTCCGGGCGCATAACCTGTTGGTGCAACACCGGCTTGCTGGCCGTCACGCAGTACGGGAACGCCAGCAACGCCGGGAATCTGGATGGGTGCGAATGCCATTACTGCCTCATTACTTTTGCGGCGTCGATGTCGAGTTTCTGCTGCCGCAGATTTATGTCCGCTTCAGCCTTCTCGCGGTCGAGCGCAAGTTTCTGTAGCGCCACCTGTGCATCGGCTTGCGCCTTGGCGGTCTGCGCCTGCACCTTGGCGGCCTCAACTTCCACCAGCTTGTCAGCCGGGTCCGGCGCTGGCTGCGGTGGCGGCTGCGTGCCAATGGCTTCAAGCGCGTCTTCGAGTTCGCGTGCGCCGGGGAATGCACGCGCAGCAAACAGCAGGAACGACTTGGCCTGCTCTAGCGTCAGCGCACCTTGGCTGACAATCGGCCCGATGGCTTGAATGTACTGCACCATCGCCGTCAGAAACTCGACGCGGCGCTGTTGCTCGGTTGCGTTATCAACTGCAAGGCTGTCTTCCGTCTCGACGTTCAAGCGGAAGCCGCGCAAGCGGTCGCTTTCCAGCAGGGCCGCGACTTGCGGGCCGACCGGCAGATTGGTCATCTGCGCCAGCAGTTGCGGCTCGATGTTTTCGGCAATCATCTCAGCCTTGATGCCGTAGAGCGCGGTAATAAAACGCTCGATGCCACGCTGGCGGTTGGTTAGGCGTAGAGCGCCAAACTGCCCCTTGATGCGCTGCGCGGTTGCCGTCTCGCGGCTTGCACTTGCGCCACGCATAATGTCGGAGATGCCGGTGATTTCGTAGATTGTCTGAATGACCGCTTGGCGCTGGTTGTAAAGCTGGTTTAGCGCCTGAATAAGCGTGCCAAGGTCAGCTTCCTGCATCACTGCTGCAAGGCCGCCAGAGCCTTGCATCATCGCGTAATTGTCAACGGGGATAAACTCGTTGTCGTTAGCGTCTGCGAGGCGGGTCAGTTCTGAAAAGCTGCTGTCGTAGATGCCGCGTCGTTTTAGCGCCTCAGTCAAAACCGCGATGCGCTGCGTGATGATGTCGAGTTCGTTGACCTGATCCTCGTACTCGAAGAACTCAGGAACCGGGATCGTGCTGTCGGTCGTCTTGATTGCGTAAAGCGGCTCGGGGCACGGCCAAAAGCCGTCGAGCTGGTATGGGTCTTCGGCCTCTTCCAGTATCTCGGCAAAGCCGGTCGCCACAAATATCTGCTTGCCCGACCGCTTGTCCCAAATCTCGTAGCACTCAGCGCGCATCGGCTGACTGGTGTCCTCGGTTGAGTAGTTCGTGTCCGCGTCGTCATATTCGTGCGTGAGCGGAATGCGGTTGCCCTTGGCAGCGCCAAAGCGTTCGATCAGGTCGGCGCGGGTCATCAGCTTGCGGAAGGCAATCCAGTTGACATCCGCCCAACGCTGGCTCGGCTCAATCACGAAGTCCTGCCAATGCACATACTCGCAGCGGTATGCCTGATCGGCAATAAACTCGTAGGCTTCGCCGCGCGTAAACGGTGCGCCCGTCTCGTCAAACTCAATCAGGCTTTCATCAACCTCGTCAGCTTGCGGGCCGCGCGTGTAACTCATGCGCGACTGCTCGCCCATGTCGTTAAACATTGGCAGCATGTTCACCGCTTCGCGGTTGTCGCCCTCCATGACGGTGGGGCTGTAGACAACGCGCACGACGCCACGACCGACAATCAGATAGTCGCGAATAGCGCTAATCAGTTCGCCGTCGAGGTCGTACTGCTCTGCCTGGTAAGTCAACGCGCGTTCGATTATCTCGGCGGCCTGTCTGCCAATCGGGTCTTGATCGCGATAGCGGCGCACGACACGCGCACGCGGTGCGCCAGAATAAAGCGCGGCCTGTAGCGTCTCGACGTTGCTGTAAAAAATGTTCATGCGCGTGACGCGCTCTTGGCGCGAATAGTCGTCATCGCGGTAACGGGCGACGAGCGCGGCGGATCGGTTGCGCCAACTGCGCTCGTAATTGCGCGC